CCAATTTGAATTATATAATCTGGTTCAGATTGTTTAATGTATTTACCAATCCATTTAAATCTATCTTGAGATATATGTGGTGAATCATGCGCGTCACCTATAACTATTATTCTATGACCTTTAAACACTTTCTAATTCCTTACATACAAATTTTGTAGCTAGTTTCATTTCATTAACTTCGTCTACATTTTGTTTATTAAGGAATTTTATAGAATAATCATAAGCTGAATCAACGCACTCATTCCAAGAATTGTAAAGAATATTATGAGTAATTGGAGGTGCACAAACTTGATTTACAAAACTACAAATCCATATTACTAACGTAAACTTCATCTAAAGTTTAAATAGCCTAATATTGTTGCTGTTAATCCACCTAAGAAAACTAATACAGCTACTATTCCTTTTCCTTTAGAAACACTATCAGATAATGTATCTACTTTTTTTTCTAGTCTTTCAATTGATGTTAATAAATTTTTCATTCTTTCAGCGCATACTTTTTCATGTGCTGATAATCTTACACCTGCTGCTAATTCTGGATAAAGTTTAGATGTAATTTTTTTTTTAGGCATTATGGTTTAGTAGGAAAAACTACAGCTTCAACATCAGCAACAGTAGTTAAACCATTTGTTATATCTCTTAAAGATTGTCTATAAGTTCTCATGTCATCAGATAAAGTTTGATCTGATAAAGCATAATGATCTGTTTCTTGTAATAGTTTATTTCTTTTGGCTCTTAAATCTTCCATAGCCATATCAAATTCAACAATAGGTAATTGTGCTTGTATGTCAGCTACTGGTATTGGTGTTGTTCCATTGTGCCAAGTAATTTGGTTAATGTCATCTGCATTTACAGATACTTCTGCGTTTGGATTTATTTTAAGTATTGCTTCTATAATCATTATGCTGAAACCTCCATAACTGTTATATTTGAAATAGTGCTAAAGGCAGTATCTCCCATTCTTCTGTTTAAATATACAGTTTGAGCAACATTTAATCTCCATTGTAATTTATATGTAATTTGTGATGTTGTACTAGGAGAATCAAGATACATTGTACCCATAGTGTGAATTGTATCTCCATTTTGTGTTCTAGCATTTACAGTTCCATTATCAGTACTTGCACCTGTACCAACAATTTCTGTGCTATCTCTTAATAATCGTATTTGAGCATCATGGTCGTTGGTGCTTATTTGTGTAAAAAATGAAATAAGAATTTTATTTGAGGAAGATGAAGGAGTTATATTTACACTTAAACCACTTATATCTGCATAAGTTTGAGAGGTAGAACTTGTCATATCTGATTTGTTAGCTTGAACAACTTGCAAAACCTTACCACCTACACCAGCTGGTAATGCTGTTACACTAGATAAAGAATTATTATTTAAAGTTATGATTGCCATATTATTTATCTCCTAACATATCGTTCCATACAGCTTTAATTTCATCAACTGTTGTAGCTGTATCTACTTGACTTGGTAAATCTCTTAAAGTTTGTTTGTCAGCAACAATAGAAGTAGTATCATTTCCAGCTTCTTGAGCTTTTATAAAATCTACATCTAATTTTTTAAGAGCCTTATCTCTATGAAATCTAATTTTATCTTTCCAAATATTTTTAGCTTTTGTTATGTCAATAGTAATAGCCATTAGTTACCAACTCCATCTGTTAATTCTGCATCATCAATAGTCCAAGCATTTCTAAAAGTTCTATCACTTGATATTTCAGAAACATTTACAATTTTATATCTCAATCCAGTTGGAACATCTTTTTGTGCAATTTGCTCAACTGTTAAACCACAATCTGCTGGTATAATTATTCCTATACTTCCATCTGTATTCTTATATATTATTCTTTTATCCATAACTTTATCTAAATACTCCTATCATTACTGAAGCAACATCAAATGCAGTATAAGTTAAATTATTATTATCAACTAGCCTTGTTGTTACATTAAAACTAGTAGTATTATCAGCTTGGTATATTCCAATCAGTTGCCATTCTTGTCCACTAGTTGAATATGATGTTGCCGCATTGTTTACTACTGCATAATTTGTATCTGCCATAGCAGTTGTAAAATTAACATCATAGCCTCCAGTAGCAAGATCAGTAATACTTGATACATTTCCACTTCCTCTTATAGCAACTGTTCCTGTTCCATTAAAATTAACCCAAGCTCTACAAGCATAAACTGGTGCTGAACCACTAGCATTAAATAAACTTAACGCATCACTATCTGCGTATGATGAAACTGTTTGAAAAGTATTATCTCCTCTTAAAAAAGTTGTAGCATCTTTAGTTCCTGTTGCTGAAAGTTTAGCAAGTGAAACTGTGCCATCTGCTGGAGTAGTAATTAAACCAACTCCATAATGTAAAATAAAATCGCAAGTAGAAGTTCCAGCTATAGCAACTCCAAAATCTATTGTTGAACCAGATACAGTAAAGTTCCCAGCTTGAACAACTCCATCAATACTTAATAATAGTGTGTTAGCAGAACTAGGTGTAAAATTACTTCCACCTTTTTGTAATGTGTAACTAGAACTACCATCAAAGGTAATGTTATCTAGTACCTCTACATTACTTATCTTATCTGTATCTCTACCTATATATGCCATTCATTAACTCTTTGGGTTGTTATCTTTTATACCTTGTATTCTAGTTTTCCAAGCCTCAATGTCATGGTAGATTTCATCTAACTGATCTCCCCATGAACCATATTGGCTTACTCTTGTTGCATCTACTTGAGCATTAGCTTCAGCAGTATTTGCAGCAGTTTCATAAGATGCTAATTGCTCATCAGTTGGTTGTGCAATATCTAAGTTCCACTCAGCTATATAAACACCTTGACCATTACTGTCGTCTTGCAACATAACATCTTTCATAAAATCTACATCGCTAACTCCATTAGCTTTGCAGTATTCTTTTATTTTGTTACTTAATTGTGCCATAGTTTGTTACCTCCTTATTCTATAATTTTGTATGCTCCAAATAATGAAGTTCTATTTGGCGATTTTACAGTTTGTGTTGCATTTCCACCTGTACCTATAGCAAATGCTTCTACATAATCTGTTGAACCATTCATCTCAACTATACCAGCATTATAAATAAAAATTTTATGAAGAATATTATCTGGAAAAGCAGAAAATTCAGAATTAATTTCAGTAGAGCCATTTTTTTTAATTTGTAAAAAAGTAGTATGAAGATTATTTGTTGAACCACCATAAAGTTCTACTTTAAAATAAACATAATATTTTCCAGCAGTTTGTGGAGTAAATCTATAATTTGTAGAATTGTCGTAAGCACTATCAGTATCATAAAGTTCTGTATTAAATTGAACTTTTGTTGATACATCATTGCTTATACTTTGGTCTGCACTCAATGATGCTTCAAAAGCTGGAGTGTTAGCACCACCAGCACTAGCAAATGTGTTATCGCCTCTTAGAAATGTTGTGCTGTCTTTTGTACCAGTAGCAGATAGCTGTGATATTCCAACAGAACCACTTGGAGGATTTACTGTTTGAACAGCTTTACCTAAAAACACACAGTACATATCATCTGATGCAGATGTAGCACTTGTTAAAGTTAAACTTGTACCAGATGCAGTATATGCAGTTGTAGGTTCTTGTCTTACAAAGTTTATAAATAATGCTAACTCATTTGCATTAGCTACAGGATTATCCAATGTGTAAGATGTAGTCGCACTTGTAGTGAAGTCTTGCTTTGCAAAACTTGTGTAACTTAATGCTGGTTGGTTTCCAATAAAAGGCATTTATTTCTCCTATGAACTAATTGCATCTACTGTTGATACCCAAACATCTAATGATGAAGCTGTGTCTGATACTACTTTTAAAGCATCTCCAGATTGAACTACGAATTTAGCACCACCATCTAAAACTTGTAATGATGAACCACTTGGTATTGGTGCATCTTTAACAAGATAGATGTCGTTAGTACCATCATTGATATATACAGATGCAATAACTGATGAACCAGTTACATTTGAAACTGAAATACCAACAACTGTATCGTAGCTGTCTGCTGTAAATAAAGTTGCAGCAGAAGTGCCTACATCGTTGCTTGTGTATCTTCTAAAGTTTTGTGCCATATATCTCCTTTATTATAATGCAATCGCCATGGCTATAGCGAATCCATTTGTTGCTAAATTGGAAGTATCAGTAGCTTCAATATTTGTCCACGCACTTCCATTATAGTATTTTAATCTATTATCTGTTGAGTTATAAAATAAATCACCTTCATCTAAAGATGTAGATGGATTAGTAGCTCCAATTCTGTATATATCTGCAAATGAATTAACAGATGCAATATTACTAGCTACAGTTCCAATATTGTTGGATCCAGATAAATCAGAAGCTACAGTACCAATTGTATTGCTTCCAGATAAATCGGTTGCTACTGTTTGTATATCAGTTAAGTTTGTATTTACATTAGATATTACAGATAAGTTAGTATTAACATTTGAAATAACAGATAAATTTGTGTTAACATTTGTAATAGCTACAATATTTGTTGCAACTGTTCCAATTGTATTAGATCCAGATAAATCTGTAGCAACAGTTCCAATAGTGTTACTTCCCGAAAGATCAGTTGCAATTGTACTAATGTTTGCATTAGCACTAGCAACAGTAGAAATATTATTTGTTGGAGATATTTGTCCAGCAACTAATGTTATATTATTTATATTTGTTGCATTACCAACAGTATTTACATCTGTAATATTATTTGCAACAGTATCAATTTCAGATACTGCTTCATTTAAATCATTAGCTACTGTTTCAACTTCAGATACTGCTTCGTTTAAATCATCAGCAACTTTTATTACGTCAGCAATATTTGTTGCTACCGTATTAACTGAAGCAATATTTGTAGCCACAGTACCAATATCAGTTGCATCATTTGCAACAGCTGTAACATTTGCAGATATTGCACTAACAGCAGATACATCACTAGCTATTCCTGCAATTGTAGTAATGTCTGTAATATCTTGAGCAAACTCTAAACCTGTACCTGCGCTATTAACTGACAATACTTTGTTTGCAGCAAGGTTTGGAAAAGTAATATCAAATGTATTTGCTGTAGTTGCTGCAGCTCTTGGAGAGAATTTTAAATCTCTTTCCAATTGTTGAGCCATAGCAATAATTTTATCTAATTCATCATTTAATGAACTAATTTGAAATGCACCAGATGTAGGAAAGTCAGTAGATCTAGATATTGCTAAATCTCTATAAATAGTAATTGTATCGTTAAGGGTAGCC